TTGATGAAGTATGAACGCTTGTCTTCGGAGACCAGCAGTTCGTGAGTCATCAATACACAGACAGAGCGGAGGTGTTGTTGTCGAAGGTGCCTGCCCAGATCTCGCCTCGGGACTGGAAGGTCCAGGAATATTCGATCAAACCGTCAGAAGGAGCAGCCTCAGACACGTTGACCACAGAACCCTGGAATGCACGGCAGTGATACAGGTACTTACTGTTGGAATCGATGCCTAAGAAGGTGAACATCTCAACCCAGATCTCAACGTCAGGGTCAGATTCTGCGTTCAGCACCAGCTGAAGACCGTCGTCGACGTCAGCTTGAGGAACACCGCTGGCGTCCAGGCTGTTAATAAAGAATGCAGAGCAAGCCAGCTCACCAGCCTGGGTAACACCCACGGAATCTCGCCAGCCGCTATCGCCTAAGAGGAAGAATTCTTGGGAGTTAGGTGCGGGAGTGAACTCAGCTCGGGTTGCACCCTTAAGGAACTTGTATGCGCTCAGTCCGGTAGGCAGAGTGATTGCGCCGCCGGAAAGTGTGCAGGATTTACGGGTACCGCCGGGGTCATGGATCCGCACGATGCGGTCACGCCCCTTAGCAAAAGCACCACCAGGAAGATTAGCCATTAGCTTCTCTCAGGTTGAATTGAATAATCGGGGATAAACACTTTCAGTGTTTCGAAGGAGATGTCAGTCTGAGCTACATGCACAGGATCCTGAATATCAGGGAACCACTGAAAGAGAAGCTCGCGCACCTCGGCTAATGTTTCAGCCGTGTCGTAGCTGGTGAGATAGATCGGCCAACGGACGTCTAAAACAACTGCTTGGGACAAGGTGGGCCTGTTCGCCATTTCAGGGACTTCATCAATGACACATTCGATGCCGCTGATTGTCCAATCCTTGGGAACTTGCTGCTGACCCCGTACCCAAAGGGCGGGGGACGTAGATCCATCTGGGAGGTTGTAATAACCTAATTTGGACCCAATTGCTGAGTTAATTAAACCGCGTATTTGGGATACACTAGCCACTTAACTCTCTCCTAAGTATAGTCTCAAAGTAACTTTTAGCGTCCACGTTTTCTAGTGCAGTGCGTGTCCACGGCCTAGCAGGCCATTCACCACCGCCCTTTAGCTTTGTGCCTTCGTGTACTTGGGCTGCGTATTCAACAGGCCACGAAAACTCAAACTCTGTATCTGAAACGCGGCGCACAGTTTGACTTGCACGAAGACGGCCCGTATCGACGATGTCGCGTGTCCGGCCATCTACCCAATTCCATTTATCAGATGAGATTTCGCTTGTATATTCAGCCGATAATCGGTTTACAAGCTGTTGGGTCGCTTTAGCTACTGCTTTATCGAAGACAGAAGTATCTAGCTTCTTTGGTGTTGCCATCTTTAACCTGCCTTGCCATTTTGCTCAAATACACCCGTAAACTCCTGAAAGAGTGTGCTGCGTGCATAAGTAAGCGTGTTGCTGCCTAGATCAGTAAGACGAATAGTCCCACTAATACCATTGACGGTGCAGCTGGCAACGCTTCCAACTTTGACCTTGGCGCTAAATGTAGTTGGTGAGAGTAAACGGCCCTTACAGACCATCTCGTTTTCATCAACGCCTGGTTTTTGATCAGACTTATTTGGCTGTAACTGGATATTTGCTGTGTAATTCTCAGTCGAATTGACAGGTACTCGGTTACCAGTCTTCGAGTCAACAGCAAATGTGCTGTAGACCTTGAAGGCTAGAGAAGCATTGTCATAGGGTGCAAATGCTCCCATCAATATGCAAATCCGGTGGTTTCCGCTAATCCTTGTTGCATCAGCTCATAGATATACCCGTAATTAGTCGCTTTAAAGCCGTCCCCAGAGTTACCCCCAGAGACGGCTCCAACTTGTTGACCAATTGCTTGGGTACGAAGCGTCAGCATGTGGGCGGTCAGATAGTTGACCGCGTCGTCGTGCTTGTCTCCCCACAAGTCACTGTCACACTGACGTCCAGCTTCAGCGACGGTTGCCGTCACCACAGAAGTTTCGATATTCCCAAACTCAGGAAACCGAGCAACAAATGTGGTGGCGGTAACTGCCATCAGCCTTCCCCTTCAGTAATCGCCTTAATGCGTTTTGCGATGGCGTTCTTGATGCGGATTCGGTTCTCGGCATAGTCCCACTCTTTGAGAAGGTCCAAGTCGAAGGTGCCGTTGATCGCGCTAAGAGCCTCTTTGACAGGCATGGTTTCAAGGCCACCAGACACCTGACCTGCAGGTGTCGTGACAACCTCGACGTCCTCCTGGACTTGGAGGGCACCGAGCGTAAGGAGTTCGCCCACCAGGGGCATTTCCTTGATCTTCTCCCAATCAGAGGCAGAAACGTCGCGATTGACGCCTGACTTGAGAAGGTAGCGCTTGGTGACACCCGCTTTTTCTCCGATGATGGAGAAGCCGAGGGTGACCTCCTTGTCCCGTGGGGGATTTTCCAGCTGAGGGGTGTAGGTAATGATCATGTTTTCTGATTAGGTCTTAGTTATCAGGCCTTTTCGACGTACAGGACGCTCTTGGGGTAGTACAGAGCGACACCGCCGACGCGTGCGTGAGCAGCAACGCTGAATTCCAGGTTGTTGCGGACAGGAGGCAGGAACTCCAGGGTGCGGGGGATGTGCAGCTGAAGCTTCTCGGGGGAGCGGTCGTAGCAGATGATCCGATCCTTGGTCAGCACAGACTTGCCAGCTTCCAGCTCGTTGATCGGCTCGATGGAGCGGATGAACGGGTTGGTACGCAGGAAGAATTCCAGAACCGTGGTGTCGCTGGTGGTGGAGCGAGCGGTGGTGGAGATGATGCGATACACGTCGTAGGGGACGAGCATCGTGTTGGGGGATTCCTTCATGTTGGAACCCTGGACAATGCTGGTGGGGGCTTCGTTCAGAAGCTCCAACATTTCATCCGTGGTGCAGTTGTCGAACCATTTGTTAGGAACGGTCTTGTCAACGTTTGCGTTGTTGAAGAAGCCGTCCATAGAGACTGCAGTCTCGCCGAAGTAGGCGACGGATTGCACCTTCTCCTCGTAGGCACGACGTACTGCATTCGCGCGTCGCTGCTCAAGGTTCATGCCGGGCACCATTGCGGCGGCACGGGTTTCCTGGATGGTGTAGGCGAAGGAGGCACCCAGGCTGCGGACCTGATGGGTGACTTCCTTACGCAGCACGTCAGCGCGAGGCAGATCCGAGGCTTTGTCCTGGATCAGCTTCATGCTTCCCTGAGCATCGAAGATGCGGTATGTGAAGCTATCGGCACCGGGTCCAATCTCGGTCGAGATGGGAATTACGGTCGAATATTTGATATCGGCATACTGAACCTCGAAAGTTCTTGCCAATACCTGTTCTAATTCGCGAGCCAAAAATAGGCCCACATCGTCATTGCGAATTTCAGACATTAGGGTTGCCTCCTATCAAGTATCGGCAGTAACAGTGAGAGTCGGGATGTCGATCTCAAGCAGTGCAATTGCACCTGCGGAAGCAGCACTCAGCCAGCGAGCACCCGCAGTTACCAGGAAGGTTTTTCCTGCTTCTGCATCTTTCGCGAAGCGGCCTTTGTATCCATAATTGCTTGAGGCAGACGCGGAATCGGTGTGATAAACGCGAACTGCATCGCCGAGGGCGACAGCATCGGTGGTGTAGACATAAATCACGCCCTTTGAAAGGACGTTCACCATTTGCTTATCGGGGTACCCGACTCGACCATCAGAGGTCTTATAAGTCGGAGTGCTGGTATAGGTGGATTGTGCAGCGTTCTCAAAAACGTTGCTATCCACGGCAATACCGAGGATGTCGGTGGCAGTAGCACCAGCAGGGAGCTTGGCACCCAGACCGGAGGTTGCAGAGCCATCGATGATCACAGCGTGACCGTAAGGAATTACGGCGCTGGATTCGTTGGTGTAGGACCGGGAGACATAAGCCTGCAGGTCGGCGATCAAACCCTCATGACCATTGGTCAGAGCCAGGGGATAAGCGCCCTGTGCTCCTGCGGGGTTCGAAACGTTGGTATCGGTGAAAGTAACAGCCATTAGTATTCGCTCCTATCAAACGTGAGCAGTGAGATCTGACTTCCAACCGTTGAGCAGTTGCTCGCGGTAGGAATCACCGGAGTCGAGCTTCTCGGAGCCAGAAACGGCAGCGATTGCAGCGCGGACTTCAGCGACGTTGGAGCCGTCAGCTTCGGGTTGGAATTCGGCGTCAGCCTTGATTTCCTCTTCGTCCTCCTCGACGTCTTCCATAGCGGCGAGAACACCGTCAAGGACGCCCAGCAGGTAGTCGTTGTTGGCATCTTCGCGAGGAGCCTGTTCGAAGACGTTCTCGTAAGCGATAGCCATGATGGCCCGCTCATCTTCGCCGTCGAATTTGTACTCGTCCGGAAGGATGGGAGCGAACTTGTCCAGGGTTGCGAGGCGTGCGTTGACGGCCTCATTAATTTCTGCAGCGTCATCGCGCTTGTCTGCAGCTTCAGCAGATTCAGCGACTTGCTTTTCGAGTTCTTCGATACGCTCCAGAGCCGCATCAAGGCGACCAAGAGTTTCTTCGTTCTCTGTAACTACGGCTTGAATTTGTTCTTCCTGAGAATCCAGCTTGCTTTGGAGGTCAGCCTTGGCACGCTCAGCCTCCTTAGCGAAGGATTGGACCGCGCCAGCAGTTTCTGCGGGAAGTTCAAGATCCAGGCCGTCGAGGGTGATTCGTGCCATGGAAATAACGGGCGAATTCGACGGGGTTTCATCCCACGCAATCGCATCATTGCGATCACATGAGTCGAGGATTAGGCGAACGTCACGACCCGCACGTCCCTTCGGAACAATCGCGATATGGTTAATCCGAATGTTGCGTTGGACGCCGTCGTAACTTTCACCTTGTGGTGTAACACCGGGGGTAGGATCAAAGTCAACGCGATAACCGCTGCTGACTTCCTGTGCATCGCCTCGCTGGATACGCTCAATAGCGCCCTTATCAGTGATAAGAAGCGCGACTTCTACGAACCCATCGTTGTAACGAACCTGCGAACCCGCATGTCCGATTTGATGCACCTTTGTGTTATCAGCATCAAGCAGAACCGGGGGATGACCCATGGTTACTGACTTCATACCGAAGGAAGCAAGAGACTCAGGCTTCGCTACTTCTTCTTCGGGGCGGTATTCACGGCACTGTTGGCCGTCACCACGGGTATAAAGCTGAGTCCCTACACGGGCCGCCTTACACCACACTTTCAAATACCCTTCATCCGTAGTTTCGGACTTAGATATTTGACCGTAATCGTAACGATGACAAGTCTCCATACCCTGATACTAACTAAGTTTAACCGAGTTAGTAATATCTACCCCTTTTGTGAGGTAAGAATCCATGGTCAACTGTTTTACGGTTGACGTATCAGTAATTAGATACGGATCCCAATTGAAAGAGTTAAATTGTTTCCTGAGCTTTTTCTGTGGCGGGTGCCAGTGGATCGATTGATGAGTATGAGCACTCAGGGGAACCATCCAAATGTGACCATATTCCAACGAAACGATGCCGAAATAATCAATCTCGTCTGCCGTATAAAGTCTCGCACCACCTTTGCAGCTTGTATTAAGGGTTGCTGCGTAATAATCAGACCCATCTTTTCTGCATCGGTACAGCGTCTTCACATTCACACGCACCAATTGCCCGTTCCACTCCACGACGTAATCGACGCGATGTAGATCATGCTTTGGTGCGGCAATAAAGATGCCGTTTTGAAGGAAATGACCTTCAAATAGGTGCTCACCCTGTGCCCCTCGATGAGAGGCATTGCTGATAAAGGTCAATAGGCCGAATCAGTTAGACCTATGTAGCAGATATTAGTGAGGCTTGATTTGGGTCATGTAAATGGTGGCTAGCAGGAGGCTAATCATCCACGACACGCCGAATGTGATCACGCCTTTAAACATCAGTAAGAGCGTTTTTTGTATGCGTCCATGATCTTTGCCATGCGATCACGCACGTTCTTGGTCTTGGCGTGCCCGTCTTTGTAGAAAGATCCCAGGCGGTATGCACCGGCAGGTCGCTTGCTTCTCTTCTTCATGAAATCAGGCTCGTACTTACGTCGTGCTTTGAGGATTGCTGCCTTGTGACGTCGCTTGCCTTTCGTCATTGCGGACTTGACCGCAACCTTGTGTCGACGTTGACCCTTGATGACTGCAGCTTTGTGTCGGCGCATTCCTAGTGCCGTTGCCCGCTCAGCTCTCAGACTGAGGGTGGGCGTCATCTTGATTGTGGTGACGGAGCCTGGCTTACGGCGTTTCAGTGCAGCTGCACCACCAGCAATGACCCCAGCGGCAGCGACTGCTTTTACAGCAGTGCCAGCGCCGGAGCCCTTGGAGCACTTAGCGGTGTTCGGGATGTAAGAAGCACCGCACTTCTTGTCAGTGCGTGATGTGGTCATAGGTTGTACTTCCTAAGGAGTCGCCTACTCAACAACGCAGAAGCTCCAATTGATCCAGCAAGAATGCCCAATTCAGCTGCAGCTTTGCCTGCCTTTTTGAGTCCCTTGCCTGCGCCTCCGCGTTTCTTCTTTACCTGCTTACTTTTCTGACTGCTTGACCCCAGCTCAGCCTTTCCTTCTGGGGTTTTGAAGTATTCCATGGCAAGCTTCTCTGCCTTGGGGCTGTTTGCTCCCAGCTTGCTCGGGTCAATACCTTTGTTCTTGAGGAACTTTGCGTAAGCACCCTTTGCTTGCACCGATTCTCCACCCCATTTTTCAGGGCTGTTAGCACCGCCGGTCTTCGCACGCCCCTTAGCCTGGCCTGCCCCCTTTTGACACTTAGCGTTCTGGGGAATGTAGGAGTTACCGCAGGGTTTATCCAACCGGACAGCATTGAACTGATCAACGCTGTCATTGAGCACATCAGGGGTAAACATGATCAGCGGCGTTTTTTCTTAGATCCAGGAAGCATCTCCATACCCCCGCCTTGATAGGAACGCACACCTTGAGCACGACGTGACGCCGTTTGACGAAGTTGTGTCATCCGGCGGCGTAGGTTTTTAGAACCACCAGTCCGTTTGTATCCAGCAATTCCGCCGAGAGCTGCTTCCTGGCCGACACCAAATGCAGCAAGCTTGCCTGCAGATTTAGAAAACTCTTTTGCTAGTCCTTTGTTGCCTAAACGAGAAGCTTTAGACGCACCAGCCAATTGAGCTGCTGATGCACCCAGGGAAACATTACGGAGTCCGCGGGAGGCCATACCGAGGTTGCCCGTCAACAGACCTGCATAGGCTTGAGTAGCACCAACACCAATTGCAGCACCACTACCTACGTTGGCGGCGAACTCACCTGCTCTTTTTATCTTGTTGCCAACACCTTTTGTAGTGGCTTTCGCCTTATAGAACTGGGCTCGACGTTTCTCAACAGCTGGGCCTGACCCCTGCAGTTGCCTCAAGGAAAAGTCACTGGGTTTTGTACCAGCCTTTTTGGCTTTACCTGCTCCCTTAGAACACTTCTCGTTCTGAGAAATATATGAGTTGCCGCAGGGTTTGTCGGCACGCTCCTCTTCGTCATCGTTAATCAGAAGTCCACTGAGTTCTTCAGCGACCGCATCACACTTCTTGCCATAACCATCAGCGTATGGACCCTTACGACCCATGTCTTCCTTGCTGCACTTCTTGCAGCCATCCTTGTCGTAGTAGCCAGCAGGATTGCCCTTAGGATCCTGTCGCTTCACGCCTTTCTTCTTCTTTGCAGTCTTAGCTGAATCCCTGAAATCCTTTGCAGAAGGTGCGCCCTCTTCACCGGGCTTACGCATCTTCTCACCGCGCTTACGTTTTGCGTGAATGTTGGCGTACAAGCCAGGTTTTTTGCTCATGTCTCCCTCGTTGGAGTAGGACCGAAAGTTTCAAACGAGGCGGGACCGTAACTTAAGTTCACGCCTTTAGATCTAGCGTAACTAAGAACTTCTTCTCGGTGCTTTTTTCTCAGCCGGTCATACTCTGGATCGATGTCAAATACATCGTCAGAGTAAGGAGCGAGATAACAACGGCAGCGAGGATGACGGGGTACAGCAATTGCATTTCTCTTAAATACGTTTCCCGCTTGTGATGTGCAGACTTCACAGGTGCGGTCGTCAGAAGTGGCGAAATACATCACCAGTTCAATTCCATTCTGCGCGTAGTAATTCCTAGATGCTTCGTTGTGAGCCCTTAAAGATTCGGTTCTTACAATGACTTCAGCGCGTGTTTTGGTGACGCGTAGTCGTCGCTTCAAGTCCTTGGTAATCAGCTCTGTAGGTCGTCCCTCGGCGATCCCTTGCGCTAATACTTCTGCAGCGGTAGTCGAAAATGTACGTCCATGTTTTTCTAGGTATCCTCTCGCTTGCCTCGCTGCTGCTGTCACTGCTTCTACTGGGACGGTTACAGCGACTTGAGACTGCGATACAGACTTCGATAGCTGTTCAGCTAGATCTAGGCCAAAGGATGTTGAGCGAGATAACAGGCGACGAAATGAGGTTAAGTATTCGTCAGATTGATCCGGACGAAGAGCAGGTATCAACTCCAAAGTCCGAGCGTTTCTCTCTGCAGTCTGAAATTGACCGCTTCGTAACTGAGCGTAGGTACGCCGAAGAAGACGATTGAAAGCCTTATCTAATGACTTATTGACGATCTCAATGGTCTGATTTTCCTGGCCCTTCAAGGCTGTGTTGTAAGCCTCAATCAGATCTTCCATCTTTTACACAAGGTCGTTAAGCAGCAAGGTATCCATGAGCACGCAGAACAACCCGTCACGAAGCATCTCTAGCTCTACCTGCTCATTGGGATCGCCACCAGGCCAGCTTTTATAGGACTCAGTAACGCTCTTATGTAGCAACCGAAGAGCGGCGAGATTGCAGTTGATAGTTACCGGGAGATCACCGTTGTCAGTTGGTTCCATTTTGCTGGAGCTTCTTGTCGATCTTCAGGGCCTTCTTTAGCAACTTTTGAGCTTTCTTTCTTGTTGTGCAATTATCTGCATCTGTGAGAACTTGAATTAGCTTTTGATGTTGCTTTGCCCTGTTCATGATCAGCTCCTGCGTGATCGTTTACCAGAGCACTTCCACTTAGCTCGCGAGAGGCACAGAGGAGTGTTCCGATCCTTTCCAGCGCAGTTTTTATTGTGAGATTTCATGTCTCCGAAACTACGAGCGCAGTAACGGTCACCTTTGTTGGTACCAGGGGCAATGCTGTAACCCTTAGCTCCGTATTTGACGGTGCGCTTACGTCCCGTCTTGGGATTGGTCACCGTCTTACTGAACTTTTTTCCTTCGGCATCCGCAGCCTCCGAATCACGGAACAGACGCTTGTGCTTCAAGGGATAAATACGATCTGCCTCGCTGTAGAAAGGCTTCTGCTCTGAGCTGAAGCTGCGCTTGCCTTGGGCTCCATACTTACCTGTGCCCTTAGCACGCATCTTCTCTAGCTCTCGTTTTTGATAGGCAGTCAGCCCGGTCTTGCGGAATTTGCTGCGGATCTTGCGGCGGTTCTTTAGAGCAGCTGCACCGCCTACAACCAGAGCAGCGCCTGCTGCTGCCTTAGCGATCGTGCGTGCGGTGTTCTTCTTTGTGCATTTGGCGTTATCCGGGATACCGGAGTTGCCGCACTTCTTGTCCTCACGCTCGGCCTCGTCCATCCCAAAGCGCTCCTGCCAAGAACGTGGATCAGGTTTAGGTCCTCTGACTCCCTCCGAACGAATGAAGCTAGAAACTGTTCTGCGTCCAGCCCTAAAGCTACGTTGAGCGGAGCTGATCCCAGCGTTGTAAGCGTTCTTGATTGGGTTTTGAGACTTGAGAAGCTTGCTCCTGAGTTTGGAGGCTCGGCTGGTAGTCGTGTTTAGTTGTTTGAACGCAGATTGATACGCAGACTCGCGAGTGTTGAAGTCAGATTGTGCCTTGTTGACTGCGTTGTTAGCCCTGCGGAAAGCAGTCTCAGCTGATTTCAGATTGGTAGCGCGTGCTCGATCGGTCTGAGCAATCGATTGAGGATTCTGTCCTAGGGCAAATCCACTTCTGCGCTTGCCTTTGTTTTGCATGGCGGCTTTTGCAGCCTCCAATCGGGTTTTCTCAGTGCTGAGTTTTTCTTGGGCTTTGCTAAGTGTGCTTTGAGCGCTGTTGCGAGCAGATTCCAGGGGCTTGATCTGTTTTTCAAGTCGGAAACGCTGTCTTGTGAGACGTTTAAAGGCACCTAGATCTCGCTTACGGCGAGCAAATGCCATACCGACACCCGCTCCAATATCAAAACCACCGACAGCCATATTTGCTGCGCCTGCAACTGCAGCAGTCGTGCCACCAAAGGCGGAAGCAACACCAAGGCCTTGAGAAACGGCCCCAGATTTACGCTTTAACTTCAAGGCCAATGCTGGGTTTTTAGCTCCCAAAGTTGCGGCACCTGCAACAGCAGCACCAACAGCAGCGGCACCACCAATGGCAGTCAGGGCACGACGAGTTCTACGACGGCTGCGGGCTTTTTGAATCTTCTCCTTCTGCTCCGCCGAAAGCTGAACTGCATTGCCGCGAGTGGGAGGTGTTTGTCCTTCACCTTTGATGCGGCAGTTCCAGTGCTTGGGAATGCAGCGTCCACCACATTGCTTGCCTTTCTCGGTACAAGCACGTTGGGCTTTGGCGTCACCCCGTAACGCTGCCAAATAAAGTTCTTTTGATTCAGATCGCTTTGTCACGGGTATTCGAACGTGGTTTTCAGGTGTTCGATATCTGCATCCTGAAGTAGTGTCACTCCACTTACTTCTTTATCGGCTGCATAAGTTTGCAGTGCCTTCTTGGCTGATCGAGATGAATAGAAGCCAAGCAACAGTGGGCCTGACTCCATTGTGCCGTCTTCTCTAGTGAAGTGGCCTCGATATACCTTCTTATCGTTAAAACGATTGCCTATAAGTAGCAAAGACTCGGCATCATTTCTCTGCCCATCAATATGGGTTACATAACCCACTCGGAAGGATCCATTTGATTTTCCAGCGATGATCGACAGTCCACTCATGCGGATGATGTCGTCCTCATCAGTCACTTCTTGCTGTTGAGGTGGAGCCTCCTCAGGTTGTGGTTGCATGGACTGCTCCAGAGCAGCCTGCTGTCCGACATATCCCTGGATCAGAGATTCCTGCTCAAGTTGAGCCTTCAGAAGCAGACGCTCTTCCTCTTCTTCCTGCAGCGCCGTTTCAATGCTGTATTCAGTGCCAGAGAAGCGAGCCTTACGAACTTCAATCGCAGTCAACACACCCATCTCGACGTAGAGCTTGTCGGTGTTAGCAACCTTGGATCGCAGTTCAGCTTTGTCGCTGTCTGACTCTGAGTAGTAAGGCGGGAAGTAAACGCTCCATTCTTCTGGAACCTGACCCTGTGTCGGTCCTTCCGGCATCGCCAATACCAGCTGGAAGAACTGGTTCAGGGGTTGGCGCAGGCTGTGTGTTTGGAAGCGCTCCACTGCTGCTGCCCAGGACTTGTCCTCGTATTTGCCGGACTCTGAAAGACCACCAGCAGGAGACGTTCCGAACAGCAACGTCTTCGGCATGTCGGCTGCTGCGACGAGGTCATCAGTCAGTCGATCGAAGATCTCTTGAGCACCTCCAAGGGAGCGTGATGCGAAGGAAACTTCTTCCTCCGTGTCCAGTGCCATGCCGCCGTACAACGACCTAGCAAGTGCATTGGCTTCGAGACGTGTCTTGAGAGCCTTCTCGTTCCCGGCTGTGACCTTACTGGCGAGCCCAGGAATTTTGTGGACGAATAAATCCATCTCGTTGAGCATCGTTGCCATGCCATCAGTGGCACCGCGATACCTCTTCCACACCTCGTAGAAGGGTTGGAGATAGCTCTGTCCCCAGCCCTCGTTCAGTAGACGTTGCCGCCAGGGGAGATACAGACCATCGAGGCGCAGCACCCTGCTGTTGTGGACGAGCAGGTAGTTGAGATCGTTCTCTGTCGTTACTGCCTTACTGGTGGAGATCCTGTAAAGCTCAGGCTTCCGGTAGTTGAGGTAGTTGTAGTCGTGGGGAACGATCTCTCGTCGGGAAAGCGGGACGAGGTCAGCAATGCCCCGGACACGCTCAGGAACAACAGGCTCACTAGGCTCAAGCCCATCATCGAGGACCAGAAATAGTGCAGCTCCTCCATAGATTCGCTGTAGCTTGAGCGCTTCTTCGATGTACGCGTAGAAGTCAATTTCCTCCAGGTAATTCTCGAAGGACTTGAGAATGCCGTCGTAATCTTCAGTCTCTTCGCCCAGCTTGATGGTGGGTTGCTCAGTGACAGCAGCCTCTGCGTAGATGTCGATGACGCGACGACACAAAGGGTCGTAATACAGCGCCTCTAGTTCTGCCTCAGATAACTGCTTGGGAGAACGAAGTGCGAAGTACTCGCTTTTATCCTTCTTTGTGCCAAGACCCGTGATGGCGTTGACAAGCACACCATCGTTGCGGATATCAGAATCCATTTTGATCTCTGGAGTTTCCGAAGTTTCCGACAAAGTTTCGGCCTTAACTCATTAACTCTAATCTAACAATTGTCTATTAGCTGAGACCGAGTTTTCCCAGCAGTGCTTTGGTGTTCGATGCCTTTTCTTGGTGGTAACGGTTTAGATCCCTGATGCAGAACTGCAAGTCCTTATAGAACTCCTCTTCAGGGTTGGGGAAGTCAAAGTACTCCGATACAGAGTCCATCAAGGCATCACGACGACGCTTCTTAAGCGCTTCATCCTGGTAGTTCATTAGATGAGATCTAACCAATCAGTTGTGGGAGTTGTAGCAACTACTGAGAGTGCAAGAGCGAGTGCCATCACCGAATCATCGTGTGCGCCATCTCCTGCCTGTCTATCACCTGTTTCCAGCTGTCTAAACATCAACATCTCCTGATAGAAGGGATCTCTAGGAACCTTCAGCTCCTCACGCTCCAGGAAGTAAGTGATGCGATCCGTATTTGAGATTTTGTTGGGTCTGTTGGTGTTGTATGGCTCGACCATGTACTTTGCCAGAGCCTTTGAGAGAATCTCAGATACGACAGCACCGACACCGTTCTTCTCGACGATCACTTTTGAGGGGCTGAAGTTCTCTGCCTGCTCAATGATCTGTTTGATGCAGTAGTCGGAGGACTTATATCTGACACGGAACATATTGACCACTTGGTACGGCGCAGTGGTGATGTCCAGGACAACGGAGCACCAGTAATCATCACCACCTCCAGCTGGGTCGATCGCCATGATGTAGTCACGGTTGATCAGTCCTGACTCGATACAGCGACCGTGACACGCTTTCTCCACCAGTTCGGGTGGGAAGACCTGAGCGTCTGAGGCGACATAGTCCATCTCATATTCCTGCCTCCACGCTCTGTCTGTCAGTTTTGCCTTGGCTTTTGTTTTCGCAGCCCAGTCAGGATCCGACGCATAGATCGGAATACTTGAGTAATGGATCTTGAACCGATTCCAGCCGTCGTCTTCGCCGTGCCAGAGGTTGGCGAACATGTTTCCCATCCCGTTTGGGGTGGATAACAGGATGAGCTTGGACTTCTCGCCGAGCGTTGCCATCGTCGGCTGTGCTGCGGTGTAAATCTCGTCTGCTCCATCGAGGAAAGCGGCCTCGTCGAGCACCACCACGGAAACAGAAGGGATACCACGGGCGGCTCTTGGGGTAGCAGGTAGGAAATAGATGGTTCCGAGTCCTTTGAACGACAGTTCGCTGTTGGATTCGGTGGTGAACTCAATTGATGAGTCCTCGATGCTTGCGGCCTGGGCTCGGATCCGTTTGCCCAACGCACCGGAGTCAGTAGCCGTTTTGGAGAACACCACTGCTGCGAAGCCTGGTTCAGTCAGAGCGCGACACAGCAGGTAGGAGCAGACCGTTTCAGAAGCGCCGACCTGGCGGGACTTCAAGACGATCGTGTACTGGTGAGAACAGATCGAATTAATCAGCTTCTTCTGGATATCGAAGGGCTGAAAGGGTTTGACGCTGCCTGATGTTCTGATCCACGTCAGTGGTGCGAACTGATCCCACTTGTCTGCAGTTGGAAATTTAGGTTTGAAACCAACAGCAGTAGATGTAAGGCGCTTCTCAGCTGCCTCGCGGTCATGCTGCTCCTGTAATTTCTCTAACCTCTCCAACCGGGTTAAGTGTTTGGCGTTGGGCATTTGCCTCTAGCTGTTCAATCCGACGCTCAATAGTTCGTGCCTCATATTGCTTATGAGCAGAATCAATGAGAATCTTGATCGCCTGCACTTTAACGTTCACTGCGATATCAGGATCTTCAGAATCGATAATCTCACGCAGCTTCTGGATAGCTTCAGGTAGCGCCTCAGAAGTTACACCGAAGGATCGGTGAAAGATCTCCTGTTGATAATCCCAGATCGCGTTATTAAATTCTTCCAGTTGCTTCCAAGCACGTATCCCCTCGGTCGAGCACCTTGCGCGTTTAGCTGCATCGCGCCAAGTAAAGCCAGCAGCAAGAGCCTGCGCCGCAAGTACCTGGCGCTCATTCAATTCTGTTGGACGATCCATTGCAGCTGCTCAGATTTTTAGCCGCCTCATATGCTGCCCAACGCATTGCTGCGGGTTGGAGTAACAACGCAAGACGTGCCAGGTCTTTGGTGACTTCAAGAAGTGAATCACGGTCCAATTTATCAATACCTTTCATCATCTGTGCGTAACGCAGTTGATCGTTGACGCTGGGTTCAATCGTCCTCATCGAGTTCCTCTTCAGTGTCCATGCCCTCATGCTGTTCAGCGAGAGCTGATCCGATCCGTGACATCAACACCTTGGCGCATGTCAGAACGTCTGTGTCGTCCCCTGCCTTGATGCTCCTCTTGATTCTGGTGAATAGTTTTTTGTTTTCTGTCCGAGTGTGCCTTGATTCCTCAAGGCAGACCCCGATAATTTCTTCCATTTGTTTGTAGGGAGCTGCTGTTGCAACCTTGCGGGTGTACGCATAGGTCAAAACAGAAGCCAGTCCCCACTCGTCATAGCTGCGGACAAGCTCACCTTGATCACTTATCTCCTCAAATTGTTGAGCAAGTGGGTGACGATAGTCAGTTGGGATTAGCGACAGTGGCACCGCGCAATCCGTAACATACTCCATGAGACAAGGGGTACTTATCCCATCTAAGCGTGTTATGCAGCAACGTGATCTGCAACAACCCCTTGGTGGCGAATTACACGATATGGTTGGTCGTGTTTGAGGAAGTTGCTATTCGCAAATGCGATCTCTGAATCGCTGATGGCTCGAATCTCATATAAGGTTCCTGACGGCTCAGTTATCTTGCACATCATTGCTGGCTGAAGCATTCTGTTTTACTCGGCGATCCCTACATTACCGGGCTTTCTGTTAGCGTGCATCGCCCAAAAGCTAGTCATCCCAGTCATTGTCGTACACCGCAACATTCTTAAAGTCGCTGGATTTAGGTTCAGGTTTACGTGTCTGTTGAATACGGACCAGGGCGTAGCCGTATCGATGGAGCAGGCGTGAGAGCAGGATTTGCAGAGCTTTCATGATCACAACATGTTTATTCAGTTTTACACATTGGTGTAGGTAGCTAGACATTAAAAAAACCGGGGTAGGTGTACCTATCCCGGTGTTAGGCAGGATAAACCTGAGCCCTTCCTGGCGAATACTAACGCGGGCTGAACATCCAATACATCAGACGGTCAAAGAAACGGATCTGAGGCATCGAAGGGAAGATCCCATTCTTCCGCGATGGCTTGTGCTTCTTCATTTCTTGCTCCATCCAATAAAGCAAGGACTCGTTGGCAGATCCATTCCTGGTTGACATCGTCGAC